GCAACAGGAAAATCTGAGGTTGGTTTAATTGAAGTTTCCAACAATCTAAACTTGTCAACATAGTATGTTTTAGGTGGCTTCTCTGATTCTAAACTAAAATACGCAGATGTACCTGTTGTAAACTTACAACGATTCAATGTGAACATCAAATCTTCATTTAAGAATGGAACATATTCCATTGAGTTTTGTGATTTATACAAAGTACCAACGTATGGGTTTGTAGACACAGTTTTATTTGTTGTTGTCAATGCACCCTTTTCAGCGACCCACATTAAATAATCTGGACTATTAGACAAAATAACCACCGCATACAAACCTGGACTCAAAAACACAGGTGATGGGAATGTAAACTTAGTAGCTGTTGAAGTAACATCAACACTCGGAGAAGAAGAAACATTTACTTCTTCTGGTTTTTTTGTTGTTACAGATTCTTGATACCAGAAATCTGAAGATGGTGCGCCATTAACAGTTGGTCTAATTTGAACAGTAACTGGCAAAGTATCATCTTTAGCACTGAAGAATAAATCAATACTTTCAGCAAACAAACCTAGTGGATATTTTTCAGGATCAACATAGAATGTTTGAGCCAATGGATCCTCATGTGGTACTGAAACAACATTAGTAACAACTGCTTGGTCAACAACGGCAACTGGAGTTTTGCTTTCTGCGGCCGGCGGTGGGTTATAACCAGTACTTGTTAGAACTGATGATGTGGTAGAACTTGTAAGAACTTTAGACGTTGTTTCACCTGTAAATTTAGTAGAAACTCCAAAATTATAAACAGTATTAAGAAGATTTGTTTTCTTAAGAGCAATACCAGAAGATACAAAAGAAGTTTCAGTGAATGAAATAGCATCTTTATCGTATGTGTTATTGAAAGATTCGGTAATACGCAATACACGTTCACCTGTTCTGAATGTCGCTTTAGGTGGATATAAAACACCACCAACATCACCAGTTGAAGTGGATTTATTTGAACCTAAAGAGTAAGACCAACTCAAACTTCTTTGTGTTGATGATGTTGTTTGTTGCACAGTTGCAACTTTTGTTGATGTATTATAAGCAATAACATTAAATATTGCACCAGAAATAGTTGCACCTGAAGCGGCACTCTCAACAGTGCCTTGTTGTTCTTCAGCAGTAGTACCAATTGATCTTACAAGGTACAACAAATTAGTATTGGCCGAAGCAGCAATATTAAAAGATGGTGCGTCTGCAGCTAAAGTAATAGTTGTAGCACCAACGGCACGTGTTACTCCAGACTTGTGTTCTTCTAGAGTTTCGATATATCGTATCGATTCGGAGTTAACACCCTTGATATATTTACCTTGTAGTGAAACGCCTGTTTCATTAATTAAAGATACATTTCTTCCGGTGTCAGCATTGATAATTCTAACAAGTTTATAAGTTCCAGAACGAGCTTTATAATTTGTCAAATATGTTGCAGCTTCATTTTGGTCATCAGCAATAACTGCAAGCTCACCTGGTTGGAATCCATTTGTAGCAAGACCAATAGTTGTTTTAATTCTATTTGGAACAACAACATAATTATTTACAGACACACCATCAAAGAAAGCAAAATATATTGTGTCTGGTCGTAATGAATCACCAACAAAAGAAATTGCTCTTGGTTTTAAATATGGATTGATTGAAACATCAGTTACATAATTGCCAAGGTCAACAAGACTTGTGGTTGGAGCAGCAAGAAGTTGTTGTGTGTATTGAGCACCTTTTTTGATGTATACACTATTTGTTGTAGTCTGTAATGTTCCAAAATCAGCATCTTTCAAATCATAACCAGAACCACTACTTGTTACTTTTACTGAAGTAGAATCTGAAGTTGTTTCGTACCATTTTGAATCAATAACTTTACCAAATGGATTATTCTTATCATTATCCCAAGCTGGATTCTGGTCTGAAATATATCTAAATGAATTATTTAAAAAGTTAAATGCGTTTTCAATACCTTGCGTTGAATTCAGTGTAGTTTTAGCTGTTGTTTCCGTATCAGCTTCTGCTGTATACTCAGGATACAATTTCATATTTCCTCTAAATGCACCATACAGAGCACTGGCCACACCTACAGTCTTCGTTGCAGAATCTTGTTGAGCAAATGCCAATGATGTAAAATCCATCATCAAAGATTTTTTGTCACCAGAACCAACAGCACGATATGAACCAGACGAAGCAGCTGGATTCCAAATCATCTTAACTGTACGCATCAACGAAGCCGGTTTTAATAAACCATTATCAACCATACATCGATTATCAAAACCAGCATCGCCATATGTTGCTTGTACAGAATTATCAGAGAAGTTATCAACTAAAATACCATATTTGGATCGTTCTAATCCTGTAGCATCCAATACTTTGGAATCATTTGCATTTCTTTCTAAAGTATTTAACGACACATAGTATTCTAACCCTCTAATTCTAGAATCAAAAGCACTAATGTCTTTCATTGTGTAACGTTTGTTATTCTTAAAGTCAGCACGAATGTCTTTAACACTTTCAGTATATGCAGGCACAAACATTGTGTAGAGATGTAAATCTTCTGGACCAACTGGTGGTGCAATAGGCGTAACATCAGGTTTACCACTAATGATTGAAAGTTCTTGTGAAGGTTTGACAACAATCTGGTCAATTCTTGGCAAATAATATTCAAAAGACAATTCAGCCAAAGAATCTGGGTCAGGATTAACTGCACCTGTTAATACGGTGCTTGCAACATCTCTAGTTGGTCTAAAGTCTAAAGCTGCACGTGATGAAATAATTTTACCATCTTCACGGTTGAAGAATCTTGGTAATTGATTATATGTTAAATTAGTTGAGCCGGTATAGGAATCAACAGTAAATAAACCATTATTTTGTGGAGATGGTGCACCGGCGTGATTGAAATATTTGTACTGAATCATCAATGATGAACCAGTTGGTGAACTATAACCACGTTTCAATTTAATTGTTGCATGGTCATAATGTGTTTTTCTGTGACCATTATCTAATTCGTAGTGGTCAGTTACATCGTGTGCTGGATCAGTCAACATTGACATTGTAATATTGCCGGTATTTGTTTTTGAATCAACAATCCTAACAATTTCATAAACGTCAGATACTTGTAAACTAACTGGAACACCAGGAGTTTTAAGATTGTTTAGTGGAAAAGAACCACCAATAGTCGAAAAATCATAGTGTGTAACACCAATACTTGGAAAAACATAGCCTCCAGTAATAGCGGTAACCGTGCCTGTATTGCCAACGTTTAAAGCGTCTACATCGTCCAATACATATGGAACTCTTTCGTGCAAATAATCATTTGTTGGAAATAAAGATTTTGTTCTGACTGCACCGTTTGTACCATCTTCTGCATTATTAACTTTTGTTTTGATAATAAAATCACAACGAATTGCAGCGGTGTTCAAATCAACTTGAATTGTTGTACTATTAACAGCAGTAACCGTAAATAAGTTATTAGCCAATGATAAAATGGTGTTTGCAGCAATACCTGATGCCGAATTTGTTGAAGAAGTGTCAGAACGAACCAAACAAACAATGTTTTCAAGAATAGCAGTATCACCTAAAACGCCGCCTGATCCAGCAAAAGCAAACGTATCTGTACCAACAGTGGAAATTGTAATTACACCGCCGCCGTCCGATAACTTGTTTGCATAAACTTTATTCGCAAAGAAATCAAAGTTTGTGATTGTTCCTTCTTTTAAAGCTTCAAAAGGAATTGCAAACAACAAACTATCTTTATTCTTTTCTGTAATATAAGCATCACCTGAAGAATCTCTTGATTCAACATTAACATCACCACCCCAAAGCAATGCACCACCAGAACGAATCACTAGCGATTCTGCACCAGAGAAACCGGATTCAATCGTAAATGCATTTGAAGAAGGAGTAAATGTTAAATTGGATTCTAATCTAATAAAATTTGAACCAGAAGATTCAATTCTAATTGGTGCCAAATCGGCGCCAGCGCCATCAGTGATGTGAAAATACATTCCTTGATATGAGTTTGCCTGTAATGTTGTACACCATGCGGCAGGCAATATAACGTTTGCGGATGCGTTACCAGAAGAAGCAAGGTTACCAATGATTGGTGTGGTGTTTGCTTCAAAAACATTCAGTCTGTGTGTATGTGATGAACCTAATGTTGTTGTCGTTGCACCATTGTACTTCATGTTATTAACACGAATCGTACCAATTTTTGTGGAATTATAATATGCTGTACCTTGTTTATCAATATATTGTTTAGGCACACAGTGAATATCTAATGTTGGGAATGTAGTAATATCGAGGTTTGTTGTACCTTGAACATTTTCAACAACAACATAACTTGAGTAATTTGTAGGTATGTCATAATCTGCAACATTAGCGGTTGCACGACCACGATAGACACCAATCTTAGTTGGTGCAATTGTTTGGAATTCATGTCCAGCAACATATGCTTTACCTGGATCTAAAATTACACTGAAGTAATCTGGATCAGCATAGTTGTTGTTGGCACGATTTGCATATTCTTCCTCTAACGTCAATACGAATGGATCAACTGTGTAGTTACCAGATTCATCAAACGTTCTTCTGGCCAAAGTCTTTTCAATTTCACTGTAAATTGGATAAGCAACTTCTTTAGTTTTAACACCGTCAACGACACGTATAACTTCAAAGAACGCAGATTCGTCTGCTGAATCTAGTGTGCGTTTTGATAGTCGGGTGATAAGTTTTGAACGTGTGGCACCAGGTGCTTGATAGTTAAATGAACCTTGAGCAGGATCTAACAATGAAGCATCATCAATCTCATCATAAATTTCTTGGTCAAATTCGATACCAATTTTATATGATGGCAATACGTTAATTGTTGCTGTGTCATAACCTAAGCGATAGAATGTCTCAAGTACCAAAAATTCAGGTAATACTTTTACAAATTGACCTTTAAAGTAATATACACCTTCTTGTATGCTGGCAACATAAGAACGACCAACAGCATTTGTTGCTAAAGCTTGTGCAAAAATGTTCTGACCAGAAATTTTCATTTCGTCAGATTCAACAAATTTTTCACCACTCAGGTACTTAACAACCAAAATAGGATTCGTTGTCGTATTATCAATTGAAATAACCTTAGCCCGAACAATTTTAGTTGTGTTGTAACCAATGATTGTTTTGTTTAACCAATTTTCCAATACAACATCTTCACCGCTGTATTGTGTGTTTAATTGAATGTAATATGCTCGGTCATCAAGTGAGATTTTACCACCAACGATTGGACTACCACTCTTAAAAATGTGATTGCCAAACTTTTCAATTTGGTTTGCGAGGATGGTTTGTGCTTGAGTTAATTCTCTGGCTTGAACTGCATATCCAGGTCGGAATAAGACACGCATGAAGTTCTTGTCTTCATCGAAGTCGTCAAAATATGGGTCGTAGTTGAAAAGAGTTGTCATGTATTCCTCGTTAGAAACTCAATATAAATTTAATTCGGTCCGTTTGGTCAGGATCCCTAGTCAAAGGTTGCTGATTAATAATCATTAGTGTTTTACCAGAATATAAATTTAATTCCGGGTCTGTTTTTGAAACACCAACTCGAATCGCACCACTTAAGTTACCTTTGATGGTTGCGTTTGATTGAAATGTTCCTAATATATTATTTAAGAATAAGTTATTTGTAAGTTCATCAAACGAAATAACTTGTGCTGAAAATGTTGCGGTCTCTATTGAATCACCTTGATAAACATACTCATCGTTGTTAAAATCACCAATACCTGGAGAAACGTTAATCTTTGTGTATATGTTATATAGTTGACCAGAAGCCAAGGTTGATGTTCCAAAAACGTATGGATTTTTAATCAATGAAATTTGCCTAAATTCATTTTCTGCTGGAAAATCACCAGACTCATTACCGGCAAAATCAACATTTAACATAATTGTGTTGGCCGAAAGCTCTTCTATTGGATCGTAACCATGACCATTCTGTGGTGCAAGTGAAATTATAGCAGCTGCATTAGACCCATTGCCGCCAGAAATGTCTGTAAATATCACATTGGCTTTTGTATAATTTAAACCACGACTCTGAACAATTACGTTTTGAATACGTCCATTGGACACGTTAGCTTTTAATACTGCACCAGTACCATCACCATTAATTGATATAATTGATTGTGTTGAACCATCAACATAATTATTACCAGTATTCGTAACTTTTACAATGTCGATGCTACGATTCAAAGCAGCAGCACGGACAAACTTATTGTAAGTAACTGGCATCCAATCGGAAGTTAAAAATCTTTCCTTTTGGGAAGAGTTTAAAGTGTACATATATTTCCACTTAAAACCATCAGTAGTCTGAAAATATGGTTCCTCTAATGATGTAGACGATAGAAATAGTTGTGGCTCATCAGTAGAATTTGCGCCGCCATTATTATCCAAACACTTAAAAACTTGATCTTTACTATTTAAAACATAGTAGTTTGCGTTGCCTGAATCATATGTATAATAACTAGTATTTGAAGTCCAGTTTCTTCTCGGAACAACATAAGAAATATCATTCAATGACATTCTTTTCGCAACAATAGCATTATCCCAACATTGTACAAGTGATGGTATACTTCCTGTTGGTGTTGGAACAACTTCTGTTCCTGAGGTCCATGGAATTTGTTTACCAAGTATTGCAAAAATATAAGCCTTCTTAGATTGCGGCAAATAATCGTTTGCACCAATATCAAATAGAAAGGTGAAATCTTGAGCTAACTCGGTTGAAAAGTTTTTAGTAATTATTGAAGGCATGTCTTTATTTATTCAAGTTTTTGGTGATATGTTACCACAAAGGTCGAATTTGTTGTAAAATTAGTACTAACTAAAATGGTGTTGGCATTAACAAAAGTAACTTGTTTTGTGTCATTGAACAACAAACTGATATTTGCTGTATTGTTAGAAATACCAAAATTTGTATACGTATAGATTGTGTTTGCGTTTATGACTTCAGTTACAGTTGATGTATTACCTGTTGATAATTTAATGACATCATTAGCCTGCACATCATTGATAAAGTTTGTTGATGTGCCAACAATAACATTAGAAGACGCACCAATATTGACAGTACCACTAATTCTGCGTTCAACAGATGTTAATGTAACGTAATCACCAACAGAAATAATAGATAATAGGTTTGACGATGCACCTGTAGCAACCATGCTGTTCGAACCATTCGAAATATTGAATGTATTGCCTAAAGTTTGTACTGAAATTAATATTGTTGTATTGTTTGGTCTGGCCGCAGCTGCTTCATTGGCACTAATTCTATTAACAAAAGTTTTTGTTCCAACAGGATGCACAACATCATTCAAAGCCTTTTTAAACTTAACATAATCATTTTCTGTATTAATAACATATGAAAAATTATGATACTTTTTGGAATCTTGTAATTTCTTGTCTGCACTTAATTGACCGTCTTCATTTAAGTAAATGCCAGGATAACGAATCAAACCATTCTCAAAACCAGCCGTAGCTTTAGCTTTGCCGTCTCCATAGTATGATATTGTAACAACATTTGCGGATACCGTATTGTCATTTGATATAATTTGTGTAGCAACATTAAATGTACCACTATAATTATAAATTCTCATGTGGTTATTTGTTGAAACATATCTGTCAACATATGCAACAAATGTTGTGTTTGTATTTGATGTGCCTTGATAAATTTTAGTGTTAGCAACAAAAATTTGACCTTCAGTTACATTTGATACAATTAAATCAGCATTACGTAATGAAATTTGTGGTGAAGCGATGTAATCATAACCATAACTGATAACACGCAATGATGAAATTGATCCAATTCTAGTTGTTGACAATTCAAGTTCTTCACCATCACCAAGAATCTCT